TGTGCCAGAAGCAGTTATGTTTGTTGCTCCTGTGATAGCACCTGATGCTGCACTTAAAGTTCCATCTGTAAGTGTAGACCCTGTAATAGTACCACCGTTAAAGTTACCAGAACCATCTCTTTTTACTAGAGTGTTTGCAGTATTAGAATCAGTAGCAGCATTAATAATATCGGTAAAATATTTACCGCCTACCTCATGTATGACTGCTGATGCACCTGAATCTACACTTTCTATATACAGTTTAGCACTTGCGCCGTTATTACTAGCATCTTGAGTATATGCTAGTTCTGCTTCGGACAACTGTGAAGTTGTAGGTGCAGTAGATCCAGAAGATCTTTTTATTTGTATTACTGTTGCCATTTAACTATCCTCGTTTAAACCTCTTTAAAAGGTTCCGCCATCTAAATTTGTGATATTTCCTTGAATCTCAGCTGCGGGTTGGGCTTCCCAGTTACCACTAGTGCCATCATAGACTAGGGTATATCCATTTTGTACTCCTGTAACATCTACACCGGTCAGTCCTTCAAATTTTGTAGAGGTTTGCGTTACTGACTGTGCGGTTACTATTGTACTTACCCTACTAGCTGGACTTGTACTAGAAACTTTTGTTGTTGTAGTTGAGCTTTGCGGTAAAGTAACGCTGAGTGCCATTACTTAGTTACCTCCGGAGTTACAGATACTATTCCTTCTAAAATTCGTAATGTCTCTACACTTGAAGCTATCTCTACATCATATACATATCTTCCCGCCTTTATAGCAGACGTTTGTGTCGCAGATAATGAAATAGTTATTTCTCCAGTTAAATCAACTTTAGCTGTTGTAAAGTTTGTAGCAGTTGAAGTATAATAACTTTTTCTCATCTGAGATGTTACTGTATAATCAGACAAATCTTTAGCAGTACCGTCAGTATTACTGAGAGTAAGGGAAAAAGAAAAAGTTTGTCCCTGGTCTATTACTATGTTTTCTATAGTAGCCATATTAGATCTTTATAAGTATTATTGTTCTTTTTATTTATAACATTTTAAAACTGCAATGAAAACTATTTTGACCTTGAAATACGGTGATAAGTACAGTTCTGATGATGTGAACCGTATTTTTATAGATACATCAGGTAAGTATAATTATGTTTGTGTGACCGACAATCCTGAGGGATTATTTTCAAATATTTATACAATACCTATTGAAGGCGAACCTGATGGTCATTGGGAAAAAGTAAAACTTTTTCAATACTATTTTGGCAAGACTCTTTACTTAGATTTAGATGTTGCAATACAAAATGATATAGAGCATTTATTTTCTTATCTTGACAAAACACCTGTGATCTGTTATACTTATTGGAAAGATAGAGGTGAAAAACATGGTATGTCTATACATGATTTTCCGTATCATAAAGATGAAAAGTGGGCGTACAATTATCTAAGCAACTTTAACTCAAGCGTAATGATGTGGGAAGATGCAAGACATATATATGATTATTGGAAAAAAGATCAAGACTACTATATGGTAAAGTATGCAGGTGACGATAGATTCTTATACCATGAAAATTTTACATTTGAACATTGGCCAAGAGGTGAAATATACTCATTTAAATTTGACGGAGCAAAGTATCAACCTGATGCTACTATAGCACTGCTGAACGGACAATCAGACTTCCCAAATTTAGTTGAAGAATATTATGATGAACTTCGTATGTATAAAATGGGGCGAAAAGTACACGCCTGACTATGTGAATAATTTGTATCGTATGGTAGAAAGAAACTATACGAAACCCTTTACTTTCACTTGCTACACAGATGACACTGACGGATTAGAGTGTGATACACACCCTATACCTGATGACGGTGTTCTGCACCCTAAACATTGGTTCGGTAAAGAAGCATATTGTTGGGATAGAGCAAAGTTTCTTGTTTTTAATTCACAAGAATGGTTAGGGTATGAAGGAAAGTGGTGTTATTTTGACCTTGATGTTATAATTCAAAACAATATAAACGAAATAGACATACTCGCAAATAAACCTAGACTAGTGCATTGTCGTTGGCAAGATCCCAAATTAAATCATAACAGACTGTTTATAGAAATAAGAGGCACCTTCTATAATTCTAGTATGATGTTATGGAACGGTGAACAGTTAAAACATATATACCATGATGTGTTAATTAACGACAAAATGGTTTTTACAACCTTTTTTAAAGGTTCAGACAACTATCACTATTGGAGACAACGAAACATTTGGAAAAATATACCTTATGATTGGGTGTATTCTTATAATAGAGGAATGACTTTTCCTGATGATTTAGATGAAAAGTTATATAGACCTAATGCAAAAGTTTGTATATTCAATAAGGATTTGACACCTGACCCTAAAGCAAAGAAACAAATTAAACTTGAAGATTTAAAAGACGAGGTATTGCTTTCATTATGGGAGGGATAAGAGTAAATTACGTCTGTTGTAAATGGGGTACTAAATATGGACCACACTTTGTTAATAAACTTTATAACATGGCCAAACGAAATACCGATAGCAGTAAATTTGATTTTCACTTTTATTGTTATACTGATATTATTGAAGGTCTTGAGCCTGACATTAAGGTTATTGAGTTTCCTGATATTCCCAATATTCATCCTAAGTATTGGTTTGGTGATGATAAGTTCAAGTACGGTATGGCTAGGTGTTGGGATCGTCCTAAAACTTTTGTTTTTAATACTCATAATTTTGCTAGTGACAGTCCAACTGGTCGCTTCGTTTTTTTAGATTTAGATGTAATCATACAGGGTGACATGGAACCTATCATTATGTATGATTTAGAGCGTCCTACTAAACTTAGAAGTTGGTGGCAGGACCCTCGACCAATGAAAACTAGACAATTTAGATTAGCTCACGGTGCATACACTAATGGTTCTTGTCAGGTTTGGGGTGACGATCAAACAGAAATCATTTGGCAAGATGTGTTACAACACCAAGAACGTATTTGGTATACTTTTACAGATGGTACTGACAATTACCATAGTTGGCGTTGGGGTATGTTTAGTAAAAATCCACTTTGGGGACACTTTCCAAGTTGGATGGCATACTCATATAACAGAGGCAGAGATTGGGAAGCCGGAGACTTAGAAGTAGATAAATATCGCCCAGATTCTATACTATGTGTTTTTAATATTGACCTACTTCCTTTTGAAGATTCAAGTAGAGGCAAAACAAAACAAGATCAATTAGCAGATCCAAATCTATTGGAGCATTGGAAATGATTAACATTTATACTGTGAAATGGGGTTTGAAATATAATTCAGATCACGTTAATAAGATACACGAAATGTGTAAAAAATATATTACTGAGGAGTTTGACTTTTATTGTCTAACTGATTGGCCTCATGGATTAAATCCAGACATATTAACTATAGATTTTCCTGAAGATAACTATTATGAAAAATGGTGGAATAAACTATATTTGTTTGATCGTTCTATTGTATCACAAAAGGGTGAAAAATTATTTTTAGATTTAGATGTTGAGATACAAAACAATATTGACTGTATTGTAAACTATGATCCAGGTGATAGTTTAACTTTTATCAGAACTTGTTGGCACAATCTTAAAAAAATGAAACGTGATGTTGTTGACATTCCTTGGGCATATACTGAATTAAACTCATCTGTGTTACGTTGGAACGACCGACTAAATATTGATAAGATTACTAAGTTTGTGCGTGACTATCCTTCGCAAATCTTTTTTTATTACCGTGGATTAGATAATTTATTTGGACACCAGCGTGAAAGATTATTAAAAATAGAACACTTTCCTGACGGTTGGGTATACAGTTATAATAACGGTTATATATGGCCTACTGACATTGACCAACATAAGATAAGAGATAACCTACTTATATGTTTATATGATTCTATGGAGCGACCAGAAGATGTTAAATTATAATTTTTTGAATAACTATAAAAATTGGGGTGATGGTTTAGACAAAATGAACCATGAAATGCCTTATAAAATGGAAGATTTTCGTAAATCATTGAATCCAAATAGTATGGAAGCCAGTATTTGGCTTGTAGAAGAATTACAAAAACACGTTGAAAAAGACGATTTAAATATTACTGTTCTTAGTTCCTGGCTAGGATTTCCTCTTGTTCCGTTACTATGTGAAAATTTATCTGTCGAAAAAATAAATCTTATTGATGTAGACAATGATGCTTTAGAATTGTCTAAAGTATTCAATAAGTATTATGCTGACACAGGTATTGATTTGAATCATATTAACTGGGACATTCCTTTTGCTTTCCATGATATAAATGCCCTGAACACAGATGTAGTTATATCGTTATCAGCAGAAACAATGTATCCATTAGAAGAAATGACTACCGCAAACCCTGATTGTATTTTTGCTGTACAATCATCTAATATTTTTAAAGAAATGTATGGTATTAACTGTGTTGACACTATTGACAATCATATAAAAAATGTTGGCATCAAAAAGACTTTATATAAGGACTCAATCAAACAAAAATACTGGACCTTTGATGGACAGAACGAATTTGATAGGTTTATGGTTATTGGAAAGAAGTAGCGTCTTCTTCAGAAATATCCTCAATCATACTACGCCAAATCTCTAGATGTGGTACAACAAACCCTAAAGTGATACGAGGCTCATACGAACCAGCACAATGATAGTAAACTTTATCAGGCTCTCTGCCTCTACCATAATATCCTACTTTACAAGTCCATCCAGGCTTGTCTTTCATTGTGACTATTTCTTTTGTCAAAGGATCCCTATATCTAAAAAATCCATTTCCTTCTTTAGAGTATGACAAAAGAATATTATATCCATTGGCATTCCAGTTGTTATGCCAACCCATGAAACCATTGGCAGGGTAAAATACATTTACTGCTTGATTACGAGCACCTAAGTACGCACATAATTCTTCTGCTAATTTATTTCTTTTTTCTTTATGTTCTTGCGGTGAATTTTCAGATGTGTTTATATCTACAGACAAGACTCTCTCAGGAAATCCTATGTGTTGTCCATCTTTATCAACTATCTCTTTCAAATACTCTTCACCGCAAGCCTCTTCTAACAGCATACCCTGATGCCTATCTTCACTATGGGCTATTTCTACGAGTTTAGTCAAGTCAGACTGAAAAAACCAATCACTATAATCAGTGAGTATTTTTATTACTTCTTCATTTTTTATATCTATCCATCTCATGGATTCAATTCACCTTTAGGTATCGTGTGATGATATAATACTATCTCTTGTCCCTGTAGTTCTTCATAGTGATAACCATTAATAAAATTCCAACGTGCATCAGGTTCTTCTACATAACCCCATTTGACATCATGTCCCCCGTATGTTAGTAACCTCCACATAGTAAACGTATCCCATTTTACACAATCAGGAGGATAGTGCATAACATCAAAATCAGGTTTGCGTTGTTCTAAGTATTCAGTCCACCATGCTCCCATCAAATCCATTACAGCAGGCGTTTTACGATAAACAAAAAAGCCACAATGACAAGTCATTTCCTCTGTGTCAGACAGCTTAGTTAGTTTAGCATTATATGGTCTGTTTTTTGTAAATACTATGTCTTTATCATCGGGAAGTATGTCGAAAATATTTTTTATATCTTCGTGTTCACACATCATATCTGCGTCAAGATAAGCTGTAATATCATATGGTGTTTTTTCAAGAGCCCAAAGTTTTGCTCTGATATGATCCGGTATACCCTCAGTAATTACATTATTGAATAACTTAAAATCTTCGGGTTGTACCCATTCTTCATGGGTAAAAAAAGTAATATTAGCGTCAGACCAAAAGTCTCTTATTGATTCTGCTAACAGTTTAGCATACTTATAAAAGCCTTTTTGTTTTGAGGCTACAATTACAAAACCTTTAGTTAGATTCTTCTTCGGCATTTTCAATTTCCTGCATCAATAATATAGAACAATATGCTTGAACTTCCATTATACTTTTAGATTTTCTCATAAGTCTTTTTAATTTAGTATTTTTTGATTCTTTTACAGCATCAATTTCAAATGCAGATAATTTTGCTGCAAATAATGCTTCTTGTTTTGCTCTAGATTGTTGAGCTTCTCTTCGTTCAGCTTGTTGTTTTATTCTTGTATTTCTTCTGTCCAAACCTCTTTGAGTGTTTTCATCTATTTCTTCTTCGGTAAATTGTTGTAAAACAGCAATCATGTCAGGATTAGTGCCATCCTTATCCTGAATAGATGCCATAGACTCCTTACCATTAGGAAATTTTATAGTAACAATTAAATGCTTATTTTCCTTATTAGACCAATAAGGATTAAGATATTGTTTTGCCGGAGGGATGTCTTGTATCGTTGTGACTTCAGAATCAACAGATATCTCTGTCATAATTTAACTCCATAATTAAAATAGTGTAATACTATATAGTCAAGTTTTAAGCAGTCCTCACCCACAGTTTGATCGTAGAAACATTTTCTGTTGTAGCTTGAATAGTTGCTGCTGTATATGCACCGGTGTACGCACCTGTAAATGTTCCTGTGTATGCACCTGTGTAAGTTCCAGAGTATGCAGAAGTTCCTACAAAATTTCCAGTAAAAGCTCCTCCAAACTCGTTTGTATACACACCAGTATATGTTTTAGCACCTGTGAAAAATCCTGTGAAATTTCCAGTAAAAGAACCAGTGTAAGAGGTTGGGCCGGCAAATCCCGCAAAAAACGGTGTAAAGGCTTGTGAATAAACGCCTGTGTAAATTCCAGAGTAATTATCAGTTCCTACAAAATTTCCTGTAAATTCTCCTGAGTAGGACCCCGTATAACTACCAGTGTACGTTTTTGCTCCAGTAAAACTGCCAGCAAAGTCAGCAGTAAAAGTATTGTCGAAATTACCTGTAAAACTACCCGCATAATCTGAATCTGCCAATTCGTGTCTTGTATCAGTGAATCCAGCAGTGTCACCCATTTGTGTCCAAGTGCCTGTTTCTGATGGGGTGCCTGACTGTACAAGATAACAACCCACACCAGGTGTGGTTGCGTAATCTTCAACAATTCTATTTCTAAAATTCGGAACCATTTGTTCAATTTGAGCTGCGGTCATCATTTTGACACCGCTATCATAAGTCAAAGATGCTAAATCACTATTTGCTGATGTAGTCGGAGCAGTTTTTTGCCAAAGGTATATAGTGTTTGTATCACCATCTACTTGAGTATCTGTAATAGTGTAGCGAGATGTCCAAGTACCACCAGAGGGTGAAGAGGCTGCTAAGTGAAATTGTCCTACAGTGTAGTCAGTTTCAGTAACCATATCAGTGATAACTTTATCTAATATGTCTGTGTCTAACTCAGCGTCTGTAAACTCATTTAGTGAATTAGTATCATATCCTAAAGCTCTATTAGTAATACTTTCCGAGGCAGCTGAAGTAACTTGTTTGAAATAGTAGGTAGTAGTCGATAAAGTTCCTGCTGCTGGGTGTGTACCGATAGCCTCTGTTCTTTTAGTATCAGCAAAAGTTCCTATCGCCGAACCACTAAGAGCATTTGCAGTGTCCACATTGAGATCCCCTGTTAAGGTTCCATCCCAATCGTCTGCATATTTGTTTGATATCACATAGGAAAGATACTGATTAATTTCAGTATCAGTCATTTCCTGCAAGCCCTGAAAATTTGAAGAGCTAGGAGGACTTCCTGATGCTTTTACTCTTAATGGTCGCATTTACTTATCCTTAATTCAATCTTGTTCCGGACGAATCATAAATCACTGTTTCTACCATAGTGTTCCAATTTGTAGAAGTAGTACCGATTAGTTGTGCTGTAGCTCCTGCAGGAAGATCTATTGCAGCATTAGCCGTTCCGCTGTTTATTGTTCCTGAGGTATTAGGATATATTTTTACATTGACAGATGTTCCATTGACTACATTATACCACAGGCCTGCCGCTGCTGTAGGAAGTTTTACACCTTGGTCTGCTGTTGCAGTTGTAACAGCATTGAAAGTTTTAGTCAATGCTGTTGCTCCTGATTGGTCAGTACCTGCCGCTGTCACCGCCGCAGTTATAGATGCTGTGTGGTCTCCAGTTGATGTTAAATTCACCGTAGCTGTATTACCTGAAGTATCTACAGTAAATAACGAACCATTTACATCAATACCTGCATCTAAAGAGGCGAGTCCAGAAGCATCCAAAGTACCAAAAGCAGCATTGTTACCTGATTCATATTTATCGGTATTTAAATTGGTAAAGTTAGTATCCACCTCATTATTTGTGAGAGGACTACCTTTTGTTGATCTTAATGTTATTGTTGACATTTAACTATCCTTTGGAATTTATAGCATCTAAAATTTGTTTCAAAGAATCCTTTATCTCAGTTACTTCGTTCTTAAGATTATTTATATCCTTAGAATACTGTTCTATTTCTTTTCTATTGTCTCTTCTAATTTCTCTAGCACGTTTATACTCAGTGAGGGCTTGATTATCTGTGTTTAACAACGCTTTAGAATGAACACTTCTGAGATAACCTTTTTCCTCAGTTTTCACCCAAGCATCACCGTGTTTCAAAGTTTTTGATATTTCTCCTAAATTCATAATTATGCCTGTAGCGCAAATGCCCTCAGTCCTGCTGATTTTGGTATCTTAACACTAGTAGAATTAGTGTGTACAATTTTAATTGCAAAGTATTTATATGACGCAAAAGTAACTGTTGTAGTTGCAGGAGTTCCTAAAGTAGCCGCCACACTAGGCGAACCGCCTGTCAATGTCGCAGTGATAGTTCCTCCAGTGTAACCTCTACCTGGGTTAGTTATCTTAATTTCTGATACTGCTCCTCCACTCAATATAGCTTCTGCTGTTGCTCCATATCCATCACCAGTGTGTGTTATAGTTACTGTAGGAGCTGAACTATATCCTGAACCACCAGATGAAACTGCAATAGATGAAATTCTATCTACATCATATTCAAATATACCAGAACCATTTAGTCCAGAAGTAGTAGATCCTTTCGCAGGTAGTTTGTAAACATATTCTGCAAATGTTTCTGTGGACACTAGAGGTGATGCTTCAAGTTCTAGTTGTTTCCAATAAATATCATTATTCATTTCACCGTCATCTTCTTTAGACATAAACTTGCCGTAAACACGAACACCGCCTGTTGATGGTATTGCGCTATCTAAATAAACTTTCATGTCCTCTGCATCTTGTCCGTCAGCTAAAACTATAGTCTTAGAAATATATTTCATAGTAGCACTGCCGCCAAATCTTACTTCCTCGTTTGACGCATCATTGTTAATAATATTTTTGTATACACCCATTGCCATACTAGACATATCTATCATAGGTGAAATATTGTTATTCTCTGATCTCAAAACGAATTTAGCTGTTGCTGATTTGTTTCCAGAATAACTAGCAGCTTCATTTGAATAACTGTAAATTGTTTTTTCTGTATTCAATTCTACTGTTTTGTTGATTGGCATATCTACATATGTGGAGCCCACTGAACCCGCTCCTGTATCAGTCAAAGCAATAGTTCTAGTAATTGTTCCTTTACCGCTAGGATTAATTTCAGATACTTTATTAACATAAGCACTCACAACACGATTTTCTATAGAACTTATTGTTCCATACGTATTAGTAGTGCCTACCAGTGTTTGTGCAGGATTAGATACAGTATTTGATGAGTAAAATCTACCATCAGTAACTTGTACTTTAAAAGTTTTGTACTTTGCTTCAATGAATTTTACAACACCTCTATTCAGTGTAGCAGTAACCACAGCCGCCGTTGTCGGAGAACCACCTGAAAGTGTAACTGTAATACTAGATTCTGAAGTAAATCCTGAACCTGGGTCAGTCAAAGTTATTGCTGTAACTGCTCCTGCTGTGAGTGTAGCTGTTGCAGTTGCACCTGTTCCTAATCCATTGGCATCTGCTATAGTTACTGTTGGAGCAGATCCGTATCCTGCTCCTGCATTGCTGATAGTAAAAGTAAACCCGTTTATAGCATCTCCTAAACTGAAACCAGATTTTGCTCCTGTTTCCCATCCACTATCAGAAAATTTCAACCAATCGTAATTTTTAGGTTGTACTGTAAGCGTTTGATCTTCGCCTGTCTTAAACGCACACCTAGTGACAACAAACATTAGATCCTCGTCTTGATGAGGCGTCCAAGTTTTATTATTTGCTGAAGTAAAGAATACACCACCATGAGCTTGTTTTGTGATTGTCTGAGTGGTTCCAAAAACAGTTTCACCGAGCTTACCTGTGTATGCTACATAGTTTGGATCATCAGCATCTGGTACTAACACAATTGCATATTCTTTATCATTTTCTAAATGCACCAAGTTTCTGAATTTGAAAGTAGTTGCAATAAAATTATGAGTGCCGTCAGCATTAGTGTTAGAACAAAATACTTCACTTCTTCTTAAATGTCTACTACCATTTGGCACAACTGTAGTGCTAGGTGAACCATTTACAACTTCTCTTATTTGTAATGTAACACCGTTATTGTTTCCTTCAGCAGGAACGTGTCTAAAGTAAACTTTAATGTTAGGAACAAACATACCACCTGTCAATCCGGTTACAAAGAAAGTTTGTGCTATAGGATCTGCTCTACCACAGTTTTCATCAATAAAAAAGTCTCCATATTCCAAATTTATATCAAAGTCGTAATTAATTGTTCCTGATGCTATTGTAGTACCTACTTGTGCAGCAGTTGTTGCTTTAGATGTTAAATTAGGATCTGTTGAAGCATTGCTTAATGTAGCTATGTATGGATCATATCCTCTATCTGAAGATACTAACAATTCAATAATAGATTCAGTTGCCCCTTCAGTGTCAGTATCAAAACCACCTTGGTAACCGAATCTTCCACCCTGAGTTTGATCTATAAATGTAGTAAGGACGTCTGAATCAAATCTTGCTACAACTGTATTCTGAGAACCTGACAATGCGTTCAGTACAGTAACTGCGTCGTGGATAATGGGAGGACCAGGTGGTGGTTCTTCTTTCATACAAATACCGAATGTGGCATTGTAATAGTATCCTTCCTCACATATAGGATCTGCTGCAGGCACACAACTTGCATCTTGCACCGTAACAGTATAAGTGTCAGATGAGTTGCCCCCTCTTTGCCAAGTTTGTGTTGCTGTTCCGTCAGCAGGAGTATTACATACAGTAGATACTAAAATATCAGGAGGGGTTGGTTCAAAAGTTTGCGAAACTTTAGTTCTATCATATACTGTTGTTTTAACACCCGGAGTTGAAGAGCTAGATAGTTCTCCACCCTCATAAAAAGTTTTTGAATCAAATAGTGCGATTGCTCCTACAGCAGGAGGACACCATTTAGTTGTTGTGTATGTAGTTTGTAAAATTTTCTTTTGTCCATTAGCTGAAAATATAGCCGATGCACCTGAAGTAATAGAATCAAAGTGATTAGAATCTGTGACTGTAACATAGTGATTACCACATTCAAATTCACCCTCACCGATTGTAAAAGAAAATTGACCCCTACCTTGATCGTTAGTAGTTACTGTAGTTTTTTTGATTGAACCCATTGCAACATCGTGTTGTGCGTCTGGCATCAAACCTTCTACAACGCCTGTTATCGACTGAGGTCTTATAAAAGTAGCCGCTATTATTTTCAAAATATCTTCTGATTCAGTAGTTGTCTCTTCAGCGTAGTTATCATAAACGAGAGTAGAACTACCAGATCTCTCAGCAGTTACTTCAGTGATTGCTGAGATAGTAGTGGTTTCTGTAGCAGTCCATGAATCTTGATACCAATTTTCATAAACAATTTTATTTACACCACCGTCTACTTGTTCTGTTTCAGTAACCTGTGTTGTTGCTACTTTGCCTCCGTATGTTGTAATAGAATTAGTAGTCTCATTACCTTCTTTTACAACGTCAGTAGATACTATTTCCCAGGATCCCCATGTGTCAACCCAGTTTCCGCGAATATCTAAGTTATCCCAATCACCTTCAATATTAACATAAGCAGGTTCTGCGTAATCTAAATCATACCAAGAATCTTCTTCAGGTATCAAATTTAGTGTACCATTATATGGGCCGGGCGGAGTGGGGCGCACCGGGTCAGAAATCACTTCCTGTTTAGTCACACTAGTATCGTTAATTGTAACATTTCTAGTTAATGATCCTGTACTGTTGGCCGCACTGTCTGTCGATGCAAGAGTGAGAGTTGCTGTTTCTTCTCCTTCTGTTTTTATATCATTTGCCAGTGTTATTGATACAGAAGCAGCGTTACTAGTAACTGTAAAATTACCCGTCAAGGATCCAGAAGATATATCATTTACATCAATACCTGTTATAGTATAACCAACCGTTGTACCATCAGTTATGTTTTGTGTACTCACTGTCCAAATTACTGTATCAC